TAAAGATGTAGAGGAAGGCAAAGAAAAATTTAATTATGAATTAGCAGAAAAAGGATTTCATTTTGAACAGGAAATCGACGGAGTTACATATAGAGTATCTAATGTTAAAGGCGGCTCAGATAATATCAAAATAGATGCACTGGATCAAAAGAAACAGGTAATAGGACATGCCAGTTTTTGGCGACATCAATATCAAGACGGATTGGAAAGTCTAAGCACCTCTGTAGAACCTGCTTGGCAAGGAAAAGGAATAGCCACTAACATGTATGCTGTCATGCGTATGTTAGGAGTTAATATACATCCAGCTACAATGCAGACTGACGACGGTAAAAAGATGTGGGACAAATGGCGCAAGCAAGGTGATGCGAAACATATAAAAAGTATGAATCCCAAGATGGCTGAAGGTGACAGCGGTGCCAAATACAAAGTAAGAAGCATTGGACAAGACAAAAAAGGTGAATACTACATTAGCCCAAGCACAGGTGAAAAAGTTTATAAGAAAGCTAAGGTAGGTGATCACGAAGTTCCGGGCAGTAAAGAAATTAAACCTAAACTAGAAGCTATGTTACCTAAGACTGCGTTTGCTGGTAGCGATAAGAATAAACTAGGACCAGCCGCACACTTAAAAGGTAGTATGAAGCGTCCAGCTAGACAAGGTGACCTAGTAGGTGGTGCTGCCGAAGGCGTTGAAACTGAAGATCAACGATTAGATCCTAAATGCTGGAAAGGTTATCGTAAGGCCGGTACTAAGATGAAAGGCGGTACCCGTGTTAATAACTGCGTACCAGTTAGTGAAAATATAGAAAATAAAATAGCTTCTTTAATAGAAATACTGGTTAAAAAATCATGAAACAATATTATATTACCAAAGAAAATATACTACAGGACAGTCCCGACGATTGTTACCTTGCGCCAGAGGATCCTATACAAGAATTAAAAATTGCCAGCTACATGGGCGGGCTTGGATCAGAAGTAAGGCTAGCTGAATACAGACTAAAGGCAGCAGAAGCAAACAAGGTAAATACGGGGGCTGTTGACAAAGCGGCATATATGAAAGAATTTAACATCAAACCAGGCACACCTGCCTGGTTTGAACTATGGTATGGTAGGAAATAAAAAATGGAAGAATTACAAAAAGCCGCAAAAATAGCATTTTCAACAGAGTATGCCTTTGTCATTAAGGCACAAAACTTTCACTGGAACGTTGAAAGTACAGACTTTTTAGAATATCACGACCTGTTTGGCAAAATCTACGAAGAAGTTTATGCAAGCATAGACGACTTTGCGGAAAAGATCCGCACTACTGGCGCTTATGTTCCTGCCAGTTTTACACGGTTTAGTATGTTAACACAGATTGAAGACGAAAATAATATATTGTCTAAAGAACTGATGACAGCGGAATTATTAAAAGATAACGAAAAAATAATTAAAATTTTAAAGTTGGTTTATGATCTAGCAGAAAGAGAAGGTAAACACGGGTTTAGTAACTTCCTAGCAGAACGCATGGATGCACACGAAAAACACGGATGGATGTTACGCTCTAGTTTGAGAGGTAGTTAATGAATTTTATTAGGTTTTTATCCGAGAGGAATTCTCAAACCTATACTCGAGCAGAGTATGATGCTATGATTAAAGCGTCTGCCGAAAAACACGGGGTTCCCCTCGACGTAATGCGGCACGTGATAGGAACCGAAACTGGTCATTTAAGTCCCGATAAGGCCGCAACAGCAGTTAGCAATAAAGGAGCATACGGTGTTGGACAACTTATGCCGGCAACCATAAAGGATTATAATGTTAAAGATCCCAGTGATCCAAGACAAAGTATAGATGCTTCTGCCCGCATCATGGCCGACCATTTAAAAAATTACAGAGGTAATGTTCCTCAAGCATTTGCTGCCTATAATGCAGGGCCGGGTGTAGTAGCAGATTATTTAAACGGCACAAACAAATCAGGAAAAAATCCTAACAAACGAACTACGACAGATGGGATCCCACCATTCCCGGAAACACTAAACTATATTAACAGGTTTGTTCCCGACAATGGTTCTAATGTACCCGATGTAAGTACAAGGATGGCAGACACTGCCAAAACTGTTGCAACAAAATCTGTAGCGGCGGCCACAGTATCTAAGTCTGCTAATGCAGAAACACCACCAAAGGCACAAGGAGAAAAAATGGCAAACAATACTACACAACAGCAACAGGCCCTGGATGCCAAAGATCCGCGTAGTAGTACACAACAAAAAGCAGACAGGTTGGTACACCCTTATAGTCCTACCGCCGGATTTTTATCTGCTGCGCTTGGATCAGATTGGCGGACTAATCCTAACGCATTTACTTCAAAAAATTCATTAGTACAGGCCGCAAATACTAAGGGATTGCCCTTACCTATGAGAGCATTATTAGGAACGGCGGCAGCGGCTATTGATGACAAGAAAACTACAGGGGAACCTGCGATTGCTAAAAATGGCGACAATAAAACACCTGCAAATAATACAGGAGTTGCTCCCGGAACTAAGGCCGACCTAGGTTTTGACAGTAGTATGTTGTGGGGAACAGCTGAAAAAAAACAAGACGGTAAATGGTACGACGGTTTAGGAAGAGTATTACCTGCTGAAAAATCAGCAGAAGCTGAAAAGAGAGCAGGGGCTGACCAGGCACAAGCGGCTGCGGCAAAAACAGCAGATGCACAATCATCACAACAAACTGTTAGATTGGGTTTTGGTGATCCGGGATATACTCCATTTGTTGGTAATAAAGTAGAAAAGAGAAGTGACGGTAATTGGTATCGTCCTGGAGGCGATATGCCGGTTCCGTCTAATGTAGCAAAACATGCCGAAACACAACTAGCACAACAAAATAAAGGACAGAATGTAGCAGGCAGTCAGCAACCCCCTGCAGATCAAACTGCCACAGCTCGGTCTATTGATACAGCAAAATCAGTGGGGGATAATACTGCGGCGGCTGCGACAAATTCTGCAAATGCAGCTACTCAAAACAAAGCGGCAGCTACACCGTCTGCTAAGGCAGAACCGGTAGCACCTGCGGCCGCCGCGCCTGTTAAATCTGTCAACACACCGGCAGCGGCTACAACTGCTGAACCTAAACCAGTAAGCTGGCAAGAAATAGCAAAACTGAATAATATTACCGATCCTACTAAATTACGTGCCGGGAGTCATATTGAACTTCCAAACGGTCAAGGCAGTTATTATGTTACCAAAGGTGATACACTTAGTGGTATTGCACAAAAACTAAACACAACAGGCGATCCTCAACTTAATCAGCCTGGGTCAGTTAACAAACCATCAGTAGAACCTGCAGTATCATCTCCGGCGGCTGTAGTTAAGCCTGCAGATTCAACAACACCTGCTGTGTCTGCGGCCACATCAGTTGGGTCAATAGCAAATGATAAAGCGGCCACAAATTATGGCACAGAACAAAAAGATGCTCAGAATAGGATAGATGCTAGAACAGATCAGCTGGCAAGAATTGAAAAATGGAAAAATGAGCTGCCTAATACACTAGCTGGCACAAGTGACCGCACAGGTGGCAACGGAACAGTACCATCAAATAATGAGCTGAGTGTTGATAGACTAAAAACTTTGGCGGGGAATAACAATAACCCAATTAGTGTTTCGGCAGACAATAAACCAAACCAAACAGTGAGTCAACCAGGTGATGCTGGCCTGATTGGGAACGCTTTTCAAATGGCGCAAGATGCCAATCAAAAAAGAATAAATGATAGAGCAGCAATGGCTGCAGACTCTCCTACTGATGCTAAACAAATGAAACTAAATTATCAGAACAGTATTGTCAACCCAGAGTTCATGAATGATTTAACAGACCCTGGTCCAGAACCTGTCACTCCAGCAAAACCTGTGACCTCAACTGCCCCAGTTCCAGTCGCGGAACCTCAAACAAATGCCAGTGTAACGGCAAACACCCCAGGTGTTAAATCTGTTGAACCCGCTAATCCTATTAGAGCTGACTTAAATAAACTCGATAACATACAATCTTCTCCTCCGGCAGCGGCTGCTAAAGAACCAGCAAATGGAAATACGTCTGACTCAGATGCCATACTTCCTAATGTGATTGCAACTGCCAAACCAGAAAAACCCAATGTTTGGAGAGACAGTTCTGGCAAGCCAGTAACTAACCGTTACGGGGAACCATGGGGTACTGGTACAAGCGACAAAGACGACACTGAAGCTGCCAAGATTGAACTGCAACGGCAAGCGGCACCTCAAACAACTGCCGTTGTAAAGGCAAACGACCCCGTTGATCTTGGTCCGGGGTATCGCGGATATAAAGGACCGCCTGTTGATCTTGGTCCGGAGTATCGCGGATATAAAGGACCGCCTGTTCAGTTGACGACGCCGGCTGCCTCAAATTCAACTGTAAAAATAACCACACCATCAGCCGTGGCCCCAACAGCGGCGACTTCGACTGCGGCACCTGCGGCGACTTCGACTGCGGCACCTGCGGCGACTTCGACTGCGGCACCTGCGGCGACTTCGACTGCGGCACCTGCGCCAGCATCATCGGCGGCTGCGACAGCGGCATCCGGTGGGCCCTTTGATATATCCCCGGACTCTAAACAATCTATACCACCTCCTAAAATACCTGTTAACAGCGAGCCTGCACCACCAGTACAGGGCGAAAGTATCAGCAAAGGCAATCGTTGGAGTTTTATATCAGGCTTAATATAAAATAAATAATACTAGATGGAAATAACACATGCGGGCTAGAGAATTTATTAGAGAAGGATCAAGAGCACCTGTTCCTACACAGCTAGATCAAGCTAGTCAGGGCAGTATGCTCACTAGAGATATAGGCGGGTATGATCGTACATATCATATGAATCGCCTGCTTATGGCCGCTGCCATGGCGGATGGATCTAGTAAAAAAGCCGTAAATATGGATACTGGTAGTTTTGTTGAGAAATACAATGTTATTTTTCCGTACTCTGATTTAGAACATATGATGATTTTACAGGCAATGGCCACTATTCCCACAGACAGTCATGAATTAACTAAACGTAGCAAGAGTAAAGAGCCAGAGGATACACATACTGTAAGCCCTGTTAGTAATTGGAATAAAAAATGAAGATTAAAGACTTATTAGAATCAGCATCAGCAGGTACCACTAACTCGAGTAGCATTGCAAGCGTATCATCTGGTGGTGGGGGTAATTTGTTAGGTGGGCCAGAATTTAAAAGACCTAGTCCTTTTAAGAAAGGTTCTAAAAAGAAAACAGAAAACATTATTAAGAGGACTGCACCATGAACGAAGGCAAAAGAGGCTACAGAGAAATTAAACACGTGGCTGCACCAAGAAAACCAGTTAAGAAAAGAAATCCAGTTGCTCATGCGGCCCAGTCTGTTGCTAAAGGTTCGGGCACACACAAAGATAAAAAACGTGCAATTAAACACGGAGATACAAAGCATAAGAAGTCAGAATTTGCCATGATGGAAGGCGCCCAATACGCCCACAAATTAGATTTAATGTTAAAAATGGCTGTCATAGAAGACACATTATCAGAAAATAAAATGGCAAGGGGATCTAATCCGGAGTACGACGACGAAGCAGGGATGGCTCGTAACAGTTTAAAAACTATGCACAGGGCTATTATAGGATTAGCCAAAACAATTAACCAAGGCGACAATCTCCCAGAATGGTGCCAGGAGAAACTAAGCCTAGCCGAAGACTACTTAGTTACAGTTTGGGATTACTTGCAAAGCGAAAAAGAGCAAGGTGTGGCAGAAGCTGGTTACGGTCGTAATAGGGGTTATACACAAGGATTTGCAAGCCCTAACGCACCAAGTCTAGGTGGCAACAATTATGACAGCGACGGTAATCGATTAGGTGGCGGGCATGATGAATACCATGTTCCCGATCCCGTTGATACAAACACTTGGTATATTCGAGCAAATGGCAAGATCATTAAAGACAGAGATGGTGAACCATTTCAATATCGTGATAAGTCGGCAGCAAACAAAGCCGCATTGACTATGATGACAAAACCTTTCAATGCTGGTAAGAAATTTATGTTAACAACCAAAGCAGTAGATAAAGACGATACATAAAAACTAATAATTTAAAAAAAGACTTGACATTCTCCTTATAGGTATGTATACTATATCTATAAGGAGTTTTTTATGAGTAAAGCATTTGGCGCACCCGAACAAGCAAAGATTAAACAAATCATATCAGAAGGCGTTACTGTGATGCAAGAAATTCAAGACCTATCCGAAGGATTGAACGATACCATCAAAGCTGTTGCAGAAGAATTAGAAGTTAAGCCGAGCGTTATTAAAAAAGCAATCCGCATTGCACAAAAAGATCAATGGGACCAAGTGTTCCGTGAGTTTGACGATCTTGAAACTATTGTCGATATTAGTGGTCACGCTAATCGACGCCAAGACACTCCATGATAGGTGTAGTATTTGGTCCAACTATACAATGGATTAGAGACGATTGGCGCAGTCATCCTCTACGTTTTTGCGTTGAGTTAATTGCCTGGGCTATTAGTGTTGGCTGTTCAATTACCATGGCACTTACCGTCCCAACTCCTCCTCTTCTTGCCATGTATCCTATTTGGATTGCTGGTTGTGCGTTGTATGCGTGGGCCGCTTGGACTAGAAAGAGTTTCGGCATGTTGGCTAACTATATTTTGTTGACCACTATTGATACAATAGGGTTACTAAGAATGTTAAATATTATTTGAGAAAGGTCGGCGGGCCATAATCCGCAAGTTAGGTATTTGTGAGCCAGAAATCACATAGGAGAAAATATGAGTTATGTAGATGCCATGTGGGATCGCGACACTGACGCTGTTCATGTTGTAGAACGAGATCCTAAAAAAGGTAGGTTATTTCAAACTTTCCCGGCCAGGTATATGTTTTACTATCCCGACAGCAAGGGCAAGTATCGTTCAATTTTTAACGAACCGTTAAACAAGGTCTCGTGTAAAAATTATAAAGAATTCCAAAAAGAATTAAGAATACATAATGGGCAGAAGTTGTACGAAAGTGACATTAAGCCCGTGTTCCGCTGCCTTGAAGAAAACTACCTAAATAAAGATGCGCCTAAATTAAATGTAGCATTTTTTGATATTGAGGTAGATTTCGATCCTGAAAGAGGATACGCTAGCCCGGATGATCCTTTTATGAAGATTACTGCTATTGCTGTTCACTTGCAATGGTTAGATACAATGATCTGTTTGGCTATTCCTCCCAAAACATTAACCATGGAAGAAGCTAAAGAGCAGGTTAAAGAGTTTCCCAACACACACCTGTTTATTAGCGAAGCAGAAATGTTAGATACATTCTTAAACTTGTTAGAAGATGTAGATGTATTAAGCGGATGGAATAGTGAAGGTTTTGATATTCCGTACACTGTTAATCGTGTTATTAAAGTGTTAAGCAAAGAGGATACACGCAGATTTTGTCTGTGGGACAAATTCCCTAAGAAGCGTGAATACGAGAAATTTGGAAAGCAGGCTGAAACATATGATTTAATCGGCCGTGTACACGTTGACAGTTTAGAATTATATCGCAAATATACATACGAAGAACGCCATAGCTATCGACTAGATGCCATTGCTGAATACGAGTTAGGCGAAACTAAAACAGTATATGAAGGTACATTGGATCAGTTATATAACAATGACTTCCGTAAGTTTATTGAATACAACAGACAAGACTGTGCGTTGTTAGACAAATTAGATAAGAAACTAAAATTCATCGACCTAGCCTCAACAGTGGCACACGAAAATACAGTATTAATACAAACTACAATGGGTGCTGTTGCTGTGACCGAACAGGCAATTATTAACGAAGCACACCATAGAGGATTAATTGTTCCAAGTCGAATCAACAGAGATGACATTACAGATACACAGGCAGCAGGTGC